ATAGAAGTATCCGTTGCATACAACGTCTGATATGGATTGCAATAAAAGCTAAATGGTCTACGCAGGTTGAACATCCGGAGGTGTTCAGGAAAGTCATAGATCACAAACGTGTTAATATATTCTTGAAGCTGCGTGTCCGTTAGTTGGGCTACGGAAGGAGATTGCGTAAGCCTTCGTACCTTTGTTTGTATCGTCTGCAATGTTGAACTTGCATTTGCTGCTATGGCCATACGATCTCCTTTTTATGAGGGAAGAATATTTTGCACCGCAGCCCTTAATTCCTCATTCACTTCACCGATAGGTACCACCTGGGCACATATAGGAACCCAGGGTGGCAATCCTACGGGAATCGAAAATGAATCGAATGATGAAGCATCGATATTAATAGCAAATGTTGTTGGCGAAGTCACTAAAATTGCGCCAGTCATTTGATTAATTTGTTGCATGCCGCATGCAGGCGGAATATCTAAGCGAACAATGGTTCCTGTTATGTATCCGTTAGCGAAGGTAGTAGTGACAATGGCTGGATTGGTATTGGTAATGGCAGAGATAATTCTCATGGCCGGACCAAAAACGGGATTGGGTATCGCATAACAAACATACGTAACAGCCATACATTCTCCTTTAGAGTACTCTCTCTACAGCAACAATATCAGCGCCGGGCATATCTTCAACATCTAAAAATTCAAGGGACTGGAATGAGCATCTACGTATTTTATGTGTCACTTTCATACCAGTTGCGGGACTATAACCACCTTGGACTGCTTCTCCAGGTATAAATCCATATTCTGGATACCAAACATTATTATTCAAATGTTTTGCTACGCCCAAAGGTAACTCATACACGCCTTGGTCTAATAGATCATAACGCTCAGTTTCATCCCCTTTGTATACGGGACCAAAACTGAAACTCATGACGCCGCCCGGTACTTCGTGGTAAATAAACTTACCCTTCACCTTTTGGCGCGCCTTATCTCTCATATAATTATATTGCTTAGCTAATGCTTCTTTTTTCTTTTGACGCTCAGTCATGGATATTTGGACAGTGGATGTTGTTTCTTTTATAGCCATTTTTCATTCCTTATTTTTATCTTTTGCCATGGAGAAGAGCGTCCCCTTCTCCATGGATATTGTTTTCAATCAATTACTGCGTGATATTACAATCCGCCATATGATGATTTACCTGCACTCCAGTACACAACGTCACCAGCAACAGAACCGGCAGGTCCTGAGATGGCGGTCGTTAATGCATGTCCGATACCAGTCGTTCCCAATATCATACCCAAGAATCCGGTATTAACGGTTGAGTCAGCAAGAATACCGCTGTTGGTATTAAATATCTGAATTCCGCCAATAGTAGGGACTTGAGGAAGATTTAAAGCCAGAGAAGTAGCCGTATCTTCACCAAACGGGGTCACTTCAGGGAATGAACTCGGTTGTTGAGCGATTGTAGGCCAGGTAAATGCGGTATAACCGGTCGTGTTTATATTGATAGTGAATGTGTAATCATCCACCACCGTTTGAACGATCGCAGCTGTCGAACTAGAAGTTGGGAAATAGTTGTTCGAAAGATCAGGATTCAGTTGAGTCATTCCTGAAACATTTGGAATATTGAATCTAATTTCCTGACCAGGAGTCAATCCATGCGCTACCGATACACTTACTTGAGCATTAGCTGCTTGAGTAATGTTCGTAATATAACGAAGTCTTGGATAGAACAGTTGGCTATTCGCATTGTAAACAATACGGAAGAACCCTGCACCACCAATTGCACCCGGAGCTGTAGCCAATGCGTTTGAAGCAGTCAATAAGGTAAATTGAGTACCAGAGTTAATAGTACCAACCACCATATCAATACCGTTCACATCGGTTTGAGCTGTATTGCTCATACGCACAACTGTACCAACTTGTAATGCTGCGGTAGACGCAGTAGTTACAACCGGACGAGTCACGTTTGTAGAAGCAGTAGTTGCAATAGGAGAACCAAGTAATGGCTGAGCTCCTACAGATTGACCAGATGGATCATAAAGAGTAAATCCACCAGTAAGTAACGTATCCGCACTGATAGTCCTACTGGAATTAGAACCGTAGCTTACGATACCAGTACCTGCAGCCATTCCCCGCTGCCAATAAAATTCTAATCCTACATTATTATCAGGAGTTCCTATATTACCATACTGACTATAGTTATAGACTTTCATCCAATCTACACCAGAAGGAATAGCAACCACTTGATTAACAAGATTAGTAGGAGCAGTGATTGTCCCTTGTCCTATAATTGTACCATCCATACTATTTCCTTATTGTAGTGTTGTACGCAGATTCAAGATCCAAAGATCGTTGAGAATGCGAGGAACTTCAGCAAACTTATAACCAACGGAAGCATTAAGAGCTAGGGGCCCATCGTATATTGGTGGACGATATATGAAACTTGCTGAATATCCATCTTGTTCTATACACGCATAGGCTTCCATACCAACACAGAATATGTTGTATACGGTATTTCCCAGCTGTGATGCATTAAGAAACTGAGATCCGATAGAAGACAACAAAAAGCGAAGGTTGCCTATAGCTCCCCACTCTGATCGTAGGGCATTAGATGGTGCAGGATATTGTGCTTTTTGAGTAAATCCAGCAACATTATTAAGATTGCCAATAAGATTGGTATGTCCGAGTGCAAAATAAGCATCACGAACGGGTGCTGTACCGAACTTATCATCACCTTCTATATTGTCAAAAATCATATCCGCATTATTGGTCATGAGCGTTTGAACAACTTCATTTACATCATCTAAAGTGATCTCTGTTGGATTATCACCATTAACACCACCGGTACAATTGATAAATGATGCAGTAGCTGCGAGCATGTCTCTCGTCAATTGATCCTCAGTTTGACGCAAAGACACACCTAATCGTTTTGCACATTCATTAAGAACTGGATCTTGGTTTTGTAGAGTTACTTGCTCATTGATTTGAACATAAGTACCATAGAAACTTATTTTTGCATCGATATCAACAGCAGTAAGATTTTGAGGCGGTGGTGTAACGCCACTATTGCCCAAGGGAACCATTGCTGTATTTAAAGGATTATATCTCCTCATACGCAAAGTTGTACCACCATTACGAGGCATATTCTTACGTACTGCTGGAATTTTATGTATCATACCTGGAACGGGAACAGCCAACAATCTATAACTAAAACTCTGTTGGACTGGTGCCGGCAAACTACTTGTTGTAGTAATAGCCATTTAACTCTCCTTTTTAAGAGATTGGATGTGATGTGAATAGAATAGAGATGACGATTCTCTGTACGTCAGGTTCGAGGTAACGACTCTCGGTACGTAAGATTGGGTTGGCGAAGACCCGTACAGCCAATTTTATACTAGCAGAAGAGAATAAAAATAATCAATATCTGAGATGCAGTGCTCATTTAAAGATCTTCAAGCATGAGCCGTAAACGAATATCCGTAACCTAAAAGTTGTTTACGGATATACTTCATATCTTCAAAAAGTCTTGCTGATTGACTGCATTTCTTTCCATAACTTAGATTTCAACTCAGGCGTTAATTCTTCAGCAAAAGCATTGGCATGAGATAATGGACTTTGTCCCTTGCTTGGAGATGCGCTAACAACAGGTCTCGGTTTTGTTGCATTAGTCTGAGCACGCTTCTTATCTGAATCATAATTTTTATCAGTAATTATACCTCTACGCTTTATCTCTTTATAAGCCAATATAGCTTTATTATACACATCAGGAGATGATTGAATGGTATATATAAGCTCTGGATCTTCTTCAGCAAGTGCTGCTAACGTATCTGTATTCACTACTGCATCATAATCAGCATATTTATTGCGTATTCTATTCTCTACCGTATCTTCCGCTGACTTCTGTCTCAGTTCTCTCAACTCAGCTTCTAGCTTTTTCTGCTTCTTGAGAACTTTCTTTAAATGCTTTCCCTCAGTAATATCATCATCACCAATATCAATATCTTCTTCTTCTTCCTGTTCATTTTCATTATGAACTGCTTCATATTCAGCAAGACGACGCTTTGTATCTTCCAATTCATTTGCCATTCGCCGCTTTTCTCTACGCAATGAATTGAAATTACGCTCTGCTTCAGTGAGAACTACCGGAGTTTCTTTAATTTCTGATTGTTCTGACTGTTCTTCGTTAGATTCTGGTTGAACGGGAGCTTCTTCTATATTTTCTTGATCACCTGTTTGTGAGGCATTAATCTGTCTTTTATATTCTTCAGCATCCAATATAATATCATCTGGCATAGTTAACTACCTTTTTATTTAAAATAATATTAATTT